GCATCAGCGGCAAGTTGAGTCTGGATGTCACCCCGTATCTGCGCTTCCCGCTGGAAGTATTCTCTGACCGCCATGTGGAGCGGATGGCCCTCTGCTTCGGCACCCAATCGGGCAAGACGACATTCCTCCAATGTGTCCTCGGCTATGTGATCGACTACGATCCCGGCCCGACGATGTTCCTGCGGCCAACGATGAACGAGGCCAGCGAGTTCTCCCGCGACCGAATGATTCCCTTCATTCTGGACTGCCCGACGCTGGCCCGCCATGTGCCGGGGCGAATCGAGGATAATCTGAAGCCCTTGGAGTACAGGCTGGATCGAATGACCATGCGCTATGCGTGGTCGCAGTCGGAGGTGTCCGTCCGAAGCCACCCGATTCGCTACCTGATCAAAGACGAGTCGAGCGCATACGCGGCTGGCGCGTCAGCCCTTGCCGATGAGCGGACAAAGACCTTTTGGAATCGGAAGATCGTGGAGACTTCAACGCCATCCCATGACACGGATACAATCTGGCATTTCCTCGGCCTGAAACGGAAGGCGGGAATCAAACCGGAGGACGTGTTCATCACCTCGTCGTATGAGAATACTTCATCCACCACCGTTTACTTCTACGAAATCAAATGCCCGCATTGTCGAAAGTATATTCGGCTGGAATCCTCTCAACTGCGCTGGCCGAAAGATATTGCCCTTCGGGATATTGACGAACACGGCTGGTACGAGTGCCAGCTATGCGGGAAGAAGATCACTGATGCCGATAAGCTGAACGCCCTCGGATCGAATGCCCGGTGGCACACGGAGAATCCGGGCGGGCGATGGGTGGGCTTTCATCTCTCATCGCTGTATGCGCCGTGGGCCTCCTGCCGGTTCGGGTGCATAGCCGCGCAGATGATCCGTGCTCGCAGGAGCGGCGACTACGAAGTGATGAAGTCCTTTGTGAATAACTGGCTGGCCCTGCCGTACTCGCTGGAAGATTTGGGCGCGGACGTTATCACGCTGACCAGCATCGAGCGAAGCAAGGCGATTCGCTACTACAAGAACATCGTGCCTAACCGGGTCAAGGCGTTGACGGTTGGCGCGGACGTTCAACTGGATCGCATCTACTGGACGGTGATCGGGTGGAACACCTATCAAGACGAGGATGGCAATCACAAGGTGGAATCGTGGGTGATCTCATGGGGCCAGTCTCCCGACTTCGCCAGCTACGACAGGGACGTTCTCATGCGGGAGTACAACCGCGAGGATGGCATCAAGATGATCATTGTATGCGGCGGGATGGATGGACGCTATCGCGGGGCCGAAGTGAAGGAATACTGCGCAACGCAGAAGCGCATGAGCGTGGTGTATGGCGAGCAAAGCATCCGGCACACCACGGCGACCAACGCCCTGCCATTCCGCGCCACGCATATTGACCGGGATAGCAAGGGGAAAGCCCTCGTCAATTCGCGGGTGGGCTACCGCATCAATACCGTGTACTGGAAGCAATGGCTCTATCCAGCGCATGAATTTGATCGGGGACAAGATCATTCACCACCTTCCATCCGACGACAACAAGGATATGAAGCAGTATATCCGGCATATCTCATCGGAGGTGGAAGTCACCGAGCGCATGAAAGGCTCCACGCAGACGAAGCGGGTTTGGAAGGTGCGTCCCGGATATTCGGAAAACCATTGGTTGGATGCTACGGTGTACGGATCGGCCATCGCGTCCATCAAGGGGATTTTCGGGATGGACCCGGATGGGCCTATCCTTGGCGAAGTAAAAACGGCAGAAGCCAAACCAGAGCGTGGGGCAGTCAAGCGACGGCCCGCGTTCATTGAAAGGAGACCGATACGATGAAGCGACCAAAGAACCGAATGGCGACCAACCGCCATACTCGAATCGAAGTGACGAAGGAAACAAGGGCGGAACATCGCCGCAATCAATGGAAGGGTGCGGCGGTTGACCTGAACACAGGGCGATGCCCCAACTGCGGGAGTACCCGGAACAAGATCGAGAAGACCTATCCGGCCATCCCGATTGAGGGGGGCGCGGTGATCAAGAGGCTACATGACTGCGCCAACTGCCCGACTCGTTTCGCCTCCCTGCAGGAAATACCACCCCATGACTTGAAGCACTATCGGCGGGAGGTCGAATAATGGGGCGAGAATCAGGGGGGGGTTAACCCCTACTTTCGCGAACGCCCTTATGTATTAAGAATAAGATTATTTAAGAGTATATATAATAATATATATAGGGCGTTCGCGGGGGTAGGGGATATCCCCCCCCCTTCTGAAATGCGTAAACCCCTCTTATGAAAGCAGTTAACTTTTCAAGCGCATCCGCGAAAATGAAATAGTTGGGGGGGTTAACCCATTTTCAAAAAAAGGTTAACCCCCCCCCTAAAACGCCCCCCCGCCGAGAAGCCCGAAATGAAAAACGGCCAGATTCGCCCCTGCCGCGTTTTGCCCCCTTCCCGCCCCGGTTCCATAGGCTCGCCCCTTGGGATCGTTCTGGGGCGATCCTGACGGGAGCAATCGGCCCCCAGACGCAGAATGTCCCCATGCGGGTTGCGGCCCCCTTCCCGAACAGCGTACAAGGTCAGGCATGGCAGAAGTACTCACAAGCGAGGAGATCAATGCGGCCATCAGCGAGATCATGACGGACGGGCAGGAAGTCACCGTTGGGGATCGTACCTACAAGGCCGCGAATCTGGGCGACCTTCAAAAACTGCTCCAAGAGGTATCCGCCGCCGAGAGGCAGAAGGCGGGAACCATGTTCGTGCGGGCAGGATTCGGGCGGGTATCGTGAGCCGACTATCCGGTATCTTGGAAGTGATCGCCCCCGGACGGATGGAGCGCAGGGCCAAGGCGCAGGAAACTCTGGCGCGGGCCGACGCGATCCGCCGTATGACCGATCTTGCCGAAAAGGAATATCTCGCCAAGCGGGCATCNTTCAAGGCATCNGAAACCAANCGNCTCAATTCCCATTGGAGCACATGGCGCGGGGATATCAATACCATCCTCCGCACGGAACTCCGAACCCTCCGCAACCGCTCCCGATGGCTGACCTACAACAATCCCCATGCGGGATCGGCCCTCTCCACGATGATCAACTACGTCATCGGCACCGGGATGATGCCGCAGGCGTCGGTGCGCCAAGTCCTGTCCGTCACCATCGACGGGAAGAAGCGCAACGAGATTGTGGAGATGTCAAACTGGAACGACTACATGGACGACCTGTTTGAAATGTGGGCGCAGAACGTGGACATGAACTGCACGGCAGATGATCCATGCACATTCCAAGCGCAACAGGCGATGGTGTTGAGGCGATGGTTCGAGGATGGCGAGTGCTTCATCCGCACACGCGCCGTCAAGAGTTGGGAGGTGATTCCGTTCGCCTCCGAAATCCTGCTTCCCGAATGGCTGGATGAATCCATCACCGAATACAACGGCAACGATGTATTCATGGGCGTCGAGATTGACAAGTTCGGGCGCAAGCTGGCCTACCATTTCATGTCGGCAGACGGGGACGGAACTCTCACAGCAGGCCGGAAAACGGTTCGGGTTCCCGCCTCCGACATGATTCATCTTTACGTCCGGCACCAGCCCCGGCAACTGCGGGGCGTTCCTCCGCTGGTCGCTTCAATGGATCGCTTCTTCCATCTGGACGAGTACAGCGAATATGAATTGATCGGCGCGAAGATTGCCGCTTGCTTCGGCGCATTCATCACTACGCCAGCCGGGGATGCGGGTGATGTCACCACGCTGGGAAACAAGACGGATGTGACCGATGCGGATGGCAACGTGCTGACNACNGTNGAACCGGGCATCATCGGCAAACTGCCTCCGGGGTATGGNGTCCANTTCGCCCAGCCGCAGAAACCCGGCGCGACCTTCGGGATGTTCACCGAATACCATCAGCGGGCCATCGCGGCGGGCGTGGAGTTCGGGCTGTCCTACGAATCCATGACGCGGGACACCAGCAAATCCAGCTTCGCAGGCGGCAGGCTTTCCCAACTGATGGACTTCCAGACGTTCCGATCAATCCAGACCTTTATCGGTTCGCAGTATGTCCGAATCATGTACAACCGGCTACTGGATGCAGCGGTATCGAGCGGAGCGATTTCCGCCCCAGGCTACTTCATGCCATCCCCCGGACGG